TAAATGTTCCCCGGATAGGGCCACCCTTAGACGCGGACGATACACCGAGGCGTGACCGACTCGTCGTGGAATACAATACCTCGACGAACCCCACGTTCGAGGGGGCTGTGCGGGACACGAGTGGGAGGGGGAATGATGGAGTTTTTGTAGGAGCAGCTTCGTATGATGCGAATGAGAAGGCTTTGAATTTCACGGATCATAATAAAGCTTTAGTCGTCGCAAGAAACAACATAAGCGGTGTTTCGGGTGATATTCTCGCCACCATTTCTTTATGGTTTAAGATGGAGGACAGTCCAGCAGATGCTGTTGGAAAGGTTATGTTTCAAATCGGAAATTCAAACGACGCCGGAAAAAAAATAAATATCTTCGTCTACTCAAATAATGTTTACGTGAGTATGGGTGGTGGTAGTTATGTATATGCACCCAACACGACGATTCTTCAAGATAAATGGACGCATGTCGTAGCTATTAAAAAGGGTACAGGAGCTGTTGGTGATGGGACTGTCGACACGGCGCACTCAAATGACGTGTTTGAAATACATATAGACGGTGTAAAACAATCGGTAACAAATTGGAATGGAACGGATACATTAAACATTGCTAGAGAAAACCAAATTATAACCGTGGGTGCTGGTTCAAGTGCTGTAGCTACACAAACTGATCATTTTGACGGTTTCATTTCTACTGTCAAATTTTGGGGTGGTATCGTGCTCACAGCCCAAGAGGTCAAAACCCTCTACGATATGGGTCGCAATGGAAAGATTATTCCAAAAACACTCCAGATAGACACGCCAGTTCAAATAAACGCACCTCTCTACGCACCGAAAAATGTAATAAATATCACACAAAGTTTTTATGATGGTTCAATGTCTACAACGTCAACGACTCTACAAGATGTTTATACGACTGAATGGATTCAAATGCGAAAGAATAGTGAAGTTGAAGTAGAACTTTCCGTACTGTATCGTAACGATGGTAACAATTGGGGTGGTATGTATTTGTTAGCTTTTTTCATGGTAGATGTACCCGTCGGTTCGGTCGCCGCGAATACATGGGTTGCTTATCTCACACCCGGATATTACATGTCGTATTACAACGAAATTTACGAATACGGAAATACGTCCTATTTACCGTTCAAAATTCCTACGGATTATAAGATACGTTTTAAATTTCAGGTGAGAGTGTATAACAATGGTACCTTATATATAAACAGGTCTCATTCTCTTCATTTTGAAAATAGTCAGTTTGCTAATTTAAATCAATTTATACCCATGACGACTAAAGAGTATCAGGGAGGGGGGACTTATTATAACGGTCATACGGGTGGTACGAAATTTATTATAAAAGAAATTGCTGGGTAATAGTATATGATAATCGAGCAGGTATTATTAGAATTTTACTCCGGTTGTGAATGGACGTTGAGAGGATCGGACATAGAAGATCTCGAGTGGCACGAAACCGACATACCAAAACCAACCCTTGAAGAATTAACAACCAAACACGAAGAACTCGTAGCGGCTAAACCCCTCAAAGATCTTCGCAAAGAACGCGACGATCTCCTCGCTAAAACGGATAAGTACGCCCTCCCCGATTGGCCACACGCATCTCTCGCGAAACAAACTGAATGGCTCGAGTATCGCCAAGCCCTTCGCGATCTTCCTTCGACGACCGAAGATCCAGCGAACCCTGTTTGGCCAACAGTCCCAACTGCATAGCAGTTGTTCCCCTTCCCCACACCTAATAACACGTAAATCATTTCTTACGTTATATTAGATGTCTATCAATAATCTGAATACGTACTTGAACGTCAGGGACGCCCACCTTCGGGTGGTTTCAGGAAACGTCTACGCGCAAGCGATGAATATTGGTGGAATAAATGTAGAGACCGCACACGGTCTCCAGAGTGTTTCCGATACGGGAAACGTTACTTCGAACACTCTACAATTCTCCAATGCAACGACGGGGTTTATAACGACCGCGAATGCTCAGATCGGTCGGGACCTCGTAGTGACTGGAAACGCAACTGTTTCGACTGATTTAACCGTGAGTGCAAATGCTACGGTGACGGATACACTCACCGTTTCCGAGCACTTACTCGCTTCGAAAGAAGCAACAATCACGGGGAATTTACACGTCACGACGATTCGTTCGGATTCGAATGTCGTCGCCGAGTACGCGGGACCCCACGATCGACCTCTGCGGAAGTACCCGGAGGTTTTAACAAGTGATGTAACCCCCACGTCTCCAGTTGCTGCAACTTCACCTTTTACGGGTTGGAGTCAATCATGGAGTGGATACACAACTATTTACAGTAGTCGAATTAACATAACTGGTGATTATGATGGTATACGTGTATACGATGCAGATTTTGGTCCTAACAATCCATGGATATCCGGGAATAACACATACAGTCAAACAGATGGTTCAGCTGCCAATGGTACTTCAAAAGATACGTTTCAGACTATAGACGGTTCGTATATTACCTTAAATTTACCCAATAAAATACGCATTTCTCACGTCTGTATTTATAATAGAGATTCTAGTACAACTAGACCCCCAAAAGATGGTATTATTTGGGGGAGTAGTGACGGTGGTGCCACATTCACTCAAATACATACATTTTCCAATTTAGACCCAACTCAGGGTAGAAAACATACACTACATATAACTTCTACGAGTAAATACGATATCATCGTTGTTCAGATTACCGCCATGTCAGGTTTTTCATCTACGCGTCATGCCGTTGCTATTGGAGAACTCGAATACTACGGCTACGAAGAGGGCAGTGGCTCCCTAGACACCACCCTAAAGACCGTGTATAACGTGCCGGCGACCACGGGGACCCAGTTGGAGGTTTACTATGATGGGCAAGATTACACAGATGTAACATCGACGGTCAATGATAAAGTTGGAACAGCAACTAACGCGACTATAACAAACACTAATAATGAAATAACATTCGACTCTACATACAAGGCTTGGACGTTTGGAGGTACTGATACGAGAACATCGAATTTTCAATCATCTGCTTTACCAAGTAATTTTTCAGGTGATCAGGTTCATAGTGTCGCTCTATGGTTTAGGCGAGAGAGTGGTGAGGGTGATACCCTATTTAGTATAACACAACCATCTGATCCATGGGAGGATCCTGAAAAGGTCATTTCGGTAAGGTTTAGTGATGCATCTGGAGGTTTTCGTTATCTGTTCTGGTCAAATGATATCCAATATGATGGCACAGAAGCTAATATAACTAACGATATATGGTATCACTTATGCGTGACGTATTCGGGTGGAGGAGGTACGACTGATAATAAAAAACTTTATCTGAATGGTAATGAAATACATCACACTTCAACGAGTGGAACTTATTTTGGAAACAACCTGAGCCTTCCATCTGGATCTGTTATACGATTAGGTTCACGTGTACAAGAAACTACACGTTTTTTCGGTTCCATCGCGAACTTCCGCCTCTATTCCAAGGCCCTCAACGCCGACCAAGTGAAGGAACTCTACGACTACCAAAAGGACTATTTCTTGGGGTCCAAGTCCCAAGTGACCCTGTACAAAGGACACTTGGGTGTGGGGGTCACCGAACCCTCGGGGCAACTCGAGTTGGCGGGAGATGAGAGGCTCCAAGAGTATCCTCCTAGGGCTATAACAGTTTTAAACTATCATACACATATCGAAGGTCATGGTGAGTTTGAGTTTAGCTCAAACCCCTCTAATTACACGGGAAATACTGATTGGGATTTAACGAAAGCGTTTGAAAATACTGGACGGGCTAGTGTAGGCTGGCACGGTAACAGTACTTCAGCACCGGGAGCGTACCAGGCGGTTCTTCAATATGCACCAGCCGTAACTTCTGGAGATGGTCTTGTGAAATCAATACTTAAAGATGGTTCGGCTGTTTTAGGTGAATGGATTGAAATGCACAGCCCGTATGCGATAAATGTTACGAGATTAGCAACCGCTCCGCGAACAAATTATGGTAATTCGCGTGGTATAGGTAAATTTGCGATTTTGGGAAGTAATAATGGTATCGATTGGGAATACGCGGGTAATGGTGCCATAGCACCCTATAATCCTTCGAGTTCTACGGATGCGGGTGGGTACGGAACGAGAACTTCAGAAACGATCGCTCGCGTGTCTACAAATTCAAATGGTCGCTATTATACATATCACCGTCTCGTAGTCACACACATTATGGGGCATAGGGGTGCTTCTGGACATCCAAACTATAGCTCGGGTGGATCCGAATCTGTTAATCAATCGTATCTACGATTTTACGGCACCCCCGGTCCCACGACCCTCGATAAGGGTTCGCTGACGTTAGGGAGATCCCTCGATGTGCCTCGCGTTTCGCGGTACGACGTGGATACGGAAACCCCGAGACCCGAGAAGTTGGTGGTGGATTTC